CACAAATTGTATCTGGTTGCATATCAACAAAAGCTAATCGCAATCGATTAGCAAGAGTCATACTTGAATTTGCGTCCTCCTCTTCGTAATCTCGGATATTTGCTAGATAACGTTGTAAGCATCCGATATCAAAAGAACCAAGAGGAGGCAAAAAGCTTTCCACTTGTCTAATCAACACACTCGGCAACAATTGAGAATAGTTCTCAGGAGTGATTGTTGTTACATCTAAATCTTTTATCAAATGTGACATATTATAAATGAGCGCTATGGGTACTGACATATAAAGCAGGATGTCGTTGATCTGTATTTTCTATCTCTCGATTTTTAGCAAAAGAACGGATCAGTTCATTCCATGGGATTCTAATTATTGCTTTTTGTTTTGCTGTAGGACAGATATTAATGTAATGAATACCTTCTATCCAGCCTGTATCTGCGTTATGTTTGGATTTTTTAATCCAATTTCGTATTGTTTGATCTGATATATGTAAACGCCTAGCGCATTCTTCAGTTGAAATGTACTCCTCTTGGTTCTTTTGATATCGGATGCTTACAACGTTATCTAGCAAATATCCGAGATTATGAAGAGGAGGACGCAAATTCAAGTATGACTCTTGCTAATCGATTGCGATTAGCTTTTGTTGATATGCAACCAGATACAATTTGTGGTCGATTTCCACAAGCTGAATTATCTTTGAAACGACGTTTACGTTGCGTGGCAGAATACTTGATAAGAGCTAAGGAATTTGATAAAGTAAAAGATGATAACGGTCAACTGATAAAAAAACGTGGTGTCATCGGTAAGATGGTGTGTGTATACCAGCCTTTACCTAAATTGCTAGATGTTTTACAGAAACAAAACTTTATCCAACCACCAACCTAATGGCATTAAATCTAAATTTACGCAATGAAGATCAAGAGCTTATTACAAATCCTGATTTGGTAGCATCAGCGCATGCCCTGTTAGGTGAAATTGATTTAGATCCAGCTAGTTCTAACTTAGCTAATACGTATGTTGGTGCTTCTCATTATTACACTCCACAAGATGACGGTTTAAATGATGCGGATTGGTACGGAAAGGTATATGTATTTCCACCAAGTGGATCTTATTTTTTTAATAAACAATTAAATAAATGGAAGATGACCAGGACAAGTGCTGGCACAATAACATCAGCGCATGCAGTTTGGTACCACCGTTTATATCGCGCCTGGTTAAACAATGAAATTGAACAAGGTTTATTCTTTACAAATTGCCCTGATATGATTCGATACGAACAAAAAATCTTTGACTTCCCTGTGTGTATTCTTAAAACACCTCCTGAATTAATTAAGAATTCAAGTAAAGGACTGAGTAAACATCGTACATGCACCTCGTTAGCAGTCTACTTACAACCAAAGGATTCTCCAGGAGAAGCAACAGAAAGATTTATAGATATCTATGCCGAAAAAGGACGTATTCTTTGCTAGGCAAGCTACACTAGATAAGATTGAATTGTTGAAATGAGTTTGCTGTGCGACCTTGAGATCAAAGAACTTGCTTTGAATCAAGGAATGATTGAACCATTTACTGATCACATGGTAAAAGAAGAAAACAATAGACGTATTCTTAGTTATGGTTTAGGTTCTTATGGTTATGATATACGACTTTCTCCTTTACAATGTTTAATTTTTGGTCGTATTGATGTTGGTGAAACAGATCCCAAAAACTTTAATTCTGATATCCTTTGTCCTTCCGAATTATTAGAAGATAAACGAGGTAAGTATTTTCTTATCCCACCATATGGTTATTGTCTTGGTGTTGCAGAAGAACGTTTAGCGTTACCTGCAGATGTAACAGTGGTTGCAATGGGGAAAAGCACATATGCTAGATCAGGTATTATCGCAAATATAACTCCGGCAGAAGCATTGTGGCGTGGACACTTAACACTAGAGATTAGTAATGCTACTCCACTGTTTAATCGGATTTATGCCAATGAAGGTATTATCCAACTTTTATTTTTCCGTGGTACTCCTTGTAGTACTACATATGAAGATCGTAAAGGAAAATATCAAGATCAAGGGAAGGAAGTTGTTACTTGCCGGGTATGAAAATTACTTCTCGTGATATTAACCAAAGGTTAGAGATATTACAAATTATTACTGACACTGTAATTCACCAACAGAATGAACAGTTAACAGCACAGTTAGTACATTATCAAAGTGATAATGTACAGTGGGTTCTAAATATGGTTAAAGAAACACTAGAAGAAATTGAGGGTGCATTAGAGATGCAAGACTACAGTAATTATTTAAACGAATGAACGTCCAAAATTAAGTTTTGGTTTCTTAGCATACCCAACACTTCCTATCGGAGAAAATGTTTCCCCTGGTCCAGCACTTGTTGCTTCGTTGATCTGTGCAGTTTGTTTAAATCTACCAGCAGATTTTGCTGCCGCCATAAATTTCGATGCACGATCCTGTTGTTGTGCATTACTTGTATCGGCACGATTTGCCGAACTACGTGCGTTTGCATCTAGTCGTCTTATGTCAACATCATATGCTTTCCCTGGATTTAGATCAGTTATTTCTGCGCCAGAAGTACCTGAATCTATCGTGGGATCATATGTCTCGGGAATGAAGGATCCCCTTGAATCGTTTAATGGCTCGTAGAATCGTCCCATGTTAATATTGTAATCGAAGAAGATTTAAACAAATGAATCATGCGATAAATGCAGATGATTTCTTAAGTGAATTCATGCATCAAGGAATACCTACTCAAGATGAACTCAACCGGCGGGAGTTAACAATGTGTGATTTTGGTGCGGAATTAGGTAACGAAGAGAATGACGTTCCTCTCTACGACCAGTATAATAGAGGTCTAGTGGCGACTCAACAAGATCGTCCACGCACTAACCTTGCTTTAGAGGGTAACGAATGTCCGGTCAATGTTCCAATGAAGGCGAATCGTCCGGGAGTAACTGGATATATCCCCAGCATGGAAGAAGCTGTAGAGATGGGCGCGATTCCTTTACCGAAGGGCTTGGGACGGAAGGGTTATTAAGTAATGTTGATCACCCTATTCATTATACTCAGGGGAGTATTGAGTGTATTGATGCAATAGAAGCTGCTTTAACCCCTGAAGAATTCAGAGGTTACTGCAAAGGTAATGCATTCAAATATATTTGGCGCGAACAATATAAAGGCCAAGATGAATCTATTGATAAAGCAAGTTGGTATTTAGGACGAATTTAGAATGGTGCCAAGAGACGAGGATCGTCATCTTCGTCTTCATCTTCGTCTTCATAGTCTCCTATAGAGCGAGCTAATTCTTCTAGTTCTAATTCTGTTGAAATATCAAATTGAATATTTACTCCTTCTTCAGCAAGCAATTCTTTAATTGCAGTAATTTCAATAAAACGTTGCTGGTAAAGGTTAAGGAAAGCACTATATAATTGATCCCATGTCATCTCGTCAGCATAAATTTGTGCTTTGCGCATTGCAAATTCAAACTCCAAGGGGAGTTCGAGATCTTTAGGTTCAGCAGAAGGATCCATTAGGAACTGCATTTTCTTGCTTGTATCTATTCTAAAGCTTACACCATGATTTCATCCTGTTGAAAAGCAGGCAATTTAAAAGCATTAATAAATTCTGCAAGTATTACAGGAGGAGTAGCTTGTTCTAGTTTCTTGATAGCTTGGATTTGATTTGGTAAGGACTCATAACACATAAAGGCGTTTAACAAAAGCAAGCCGTTAAAATCAAGGCTTTTATTTTGGATACCGATTAAAAATAAATTAATTTCTTCTCGCCTTCTATAAATCAAATTACTTATTACCTGGTAATCATGGTCAAAAATCCAACGGTACATTGTTTCTGTAACGATACCCCATTCTTCTAAATCGATTGCATCAAGGATATCGCTATAAAGGAAAGGGTCCCAGCCGATAGAATGTACAAAAGAAATTAATGATTCCTTAATATTTTTATGTAGCCCTGGTATTTCATTATCCAATAAGGTACTAATTTCTTGCACTTCATATTGTAAATATTCCAACGCTTTTTCTCTGGTACATAATTGATCTTTACCTACAGGTTCACCGTCAGGATAATATTGCGTCCCATACCCTATTGTATACGGCCTCGAATTAGTAATAGGATCTGCAAAAGACTTTTCATTAAAGCCTTCATACTTCATTATGATATCAATTCCTAAAGGTAGATTCTGCATGATGAAAGTAATCATATTACCATCATCATACATAAGTTAACTTAATTATGTTACCCTTGGCCTTTTTTTAATTTACGTCCATGGGACGGAAGTGAATGTTTGCCTTGTCCTTGTTTAGTTTTTTTAGGTTTAGAAACAATTCGTGGTTCAGCTTTTGCTTGCGCCAAATATATTTGAGTGCATTACCTTTGCAGTAACCTCTGAATTCTTCAGGGGTTAAAGCAGCTTCTATTGCATCAATACACTCAATACTCCCCTGAGT